ATCATCACGAGCGAATGCGAGTGTGCCTGCATGCATATGCCAATCTTGAATCTGGTTCCTTGTGTTCCACGAACCTGCCCCGATGTGGAACCAACTTGTGGAACCAGCCGAATGCTTGCCTTTGCAAGGAAGAGGGGGCAATTGCCTGCCTGCGGTTCCATGGTTCCGCCAAGTTCAGCAGCGATTACATTACGGTCGACCACCGACCTAGGATAAAGAACTATGAATGAATGTTATTATTATCTGGAACCACGGAACCATACCCTATATCCGTTGTTGTTATCAGTCTTTTTGCGTTCCATGACTCGTGGAACCATGTGGAACCATGTGGAACCAAATAGCAGCTATGCCTGCCTGCGGTTCCACGGTTCGAAACCATGTGGAACCAAATAGCAGCGATGGCGCGAGACAAGCTCGCGCTTCCATACAGTTTTATGTAGTGGATATATTCCACTCGCGACACCACGCAGTCGTACTAAAGTGCGTGGCGGTGTCTCCGGAACGACCACGGTCAGATGACAAGCTGGCCACTACTAATCTATTTATACAAGGAGGTAATTATGGGATTAGACGCATATGCTGGATTTCAGCAACCACAACCAGAGAACGTTGAGCCAATCAATTATGACGCGCTCAGCAACACTCTAGAACATGAAGATGAATTCTACTGGCGTAAACACGCTAGATTGCAAGAGTTCATGCAACAACTATGGCGTGTCAGAGAGTTTGGTGAAGATGCCAAACACTGGGGCGGGCTCCGTATGGACGGTAAGCACGACCTGACTGAGGTTATCTTTCTAGAACGCGAAGACATCGTCAAACTACAAGAGCTAGTTGAGAATGACAACTTGCCCTTTTGTCCAGATGGTTTCTTCTGGGGCCATCAGTTCCAAGAAGAATCTATGAAAGAGTACAAAGAACTTGACTTAAAGTTCTGTAAGAAAGCTCTGCAATGGCTCGATGAAGGCAAGAAAGTCTGGTACGACTGCTCTTGGTAAGGAGACTATTATGATTAAAGATTATTTTAGGTCAGTGCTAATGGGTACGGGTGTTCTATTCGTACTCTTTGGCATAGCTACGAGTATTCAGTACTCGTTGATTCTGCTCGGTATCGGGGTTGGTGTCGGGTCAATTTTGTATTTACTATGGAGGTTACTATGAATGCAAATATAGTTGGTGCGCTAACAACAGCACTTTGGATATTAATAGAACTAATTCAGTTCGCATACATGGCTTATTTAGCCTGGAGGAATCGAGATGTTACTAGTAGGAATACTGTCGGCGCTAGGTTTGCTGATTCTAGCGCTTAAAGCAGGCGGACGTAAAGCTATCGGTCACGATATCTTTGTTGACGTCTTAATTACAGTCACATTGATGGTGTGTTTTTATGGCACATTCAGCGGTATGACTGCAGCAATGATTGGCGGTTTGTCAGCATCTGTTGTCTTGTTCTTTATGAAGAAGACTATGACGCATGAGAAGCTAACAATCGAAAAGGGAGACAAGGTTATTATGAATAGCCCTGTTAAAATTAAAATACCTACAATCAAGACTAAATGGAAGATTGTAGAACCAGAATGGAGGTCTTAAAATGCAAACCATAAATCCACAAGCACTTAAAGCTGAGTTGAAAGACGCTGTTACAGCTGGTTACCCTGCCATGATATGGGGTGGACCAGGTATCGGTAAGTCTGACATACCAGCTCAAGTAGCCGCCGAGCTCAATATGAATATTATTGACTTTCGTGCAAACTTATTCGACCCGGTCGACGTACGCGGTATTCCGTATCTAGCACAAGCTAGTCTGGAATCAACTAAGTATACGTCCTGGGCTGTACCTGATGTGTTCCCGATTGCAGAACGCGACGGCGACAGAGGTATCTTGTTTATTGACGAGTTACCAACTGCGCCACCTGCAACACAGAACGCATTCTTACAACTATTGCTCAACAGAAAGCTAGGTGATTATGAGCTCCCAGCAGGTTGGGCACTAGTTTGTGCAGGTAACAGACTAACTGACAGCGCAGCTGTGTATCAGATGCCATCACCAGTTAGAAACAGACTAGCTCACTACGAGCTTGAACCAACGCTCGATGACTGGGTTCAGTGGGCTCATCAAAACAAGATTGACACGGATCTGATATCGTTCATTCAATACAGACCCGGACTTCTGTCTAATTTTAATGCAGATGAGTACGCATTCCCAACACCGCGTGCATGGTCTATGGTCAGCAGAAAGCTTGGTAAAGCTAACACTGACCCAGACAGATTGTTTTTCGGTGTTGCATCACTAGTCGGTGACGGTGCTGCAGGCGAGTTTGTTGCGTTCAAAGACATCGCAAGCAAGCTACCTGATATCGATGCGATTATTAAAGACCCATCTAAGTACAAGCGTGATGACAACCCAGCGTTGTTGTATGCTTTGGCTAATGCGGTCGCAGCAAGAGCAGCAGATGACAAGATGGATAACATTATGAAACTCGCTGACAAACTAATTGTCGAGTATCAAGTTGTGCTAGTCAAAGGTTGTCTTGCTAGAAACAAAGAGTTACGTCAGCACCCTGCTATACGTAACTGGATTACTAAAAATGCTAATGTTATCTTATAACAAGGAGGTTTTATGAAAACAGTTAGATTATCACAATCTCTCAAATACGACATTCGACGTGCAGCAGAGAGGAAATACGACTCGGCTAATCCCGAAAAAGAGTACGCCAAGGATGGCATGCAATTGTTCCTCGACGAAGGGTATCAACAGAAGATTGATGCAACTTGTACGCACTTCAAACAAGTGTGGGGTTTTGACATGCCAGTCAACGTTGTACGTTACCTTATCATATCATCAGAGTATCTAGACTCTACTGATGATGAGGGTAACGAGCATTACGGAACCAAATCGTACACGCTAAACCTACCAAACGTAGAGGTTCCTTCTATCTTGGTCAGATATGGCGACGAGATGAGGGTTAAAGTCAAACCAGACAACCCGACATTCTTACATTGTGTCGAGACGGATATGTTCAACGGCAACAGAGATGATAAGAAACGTGAATATGTTCACAACTTAGAATCAGTGCTTGACAGGTTCTCTTCGCTTAACCAGCTGATGAAAGCTGCACCTTATATCAAGGACTTAGTACCGCAAGATAAACTGCAAAAAATGCACGAAGTTGACGACCGTTCAGGTCGCAGAAAAGAGCAAGCAGAACTAGCGGATACTGAGCTATCAGAGCTACGTGAGGTGCTGCTTGAAGATGCGTTACTTGGAGATAACTAATGAATGCACTATTTGTAAAGGCTAGGTCAAGACTAATCCTTGACAATCCATTTTTTGGCACACTGTGTCTCCGACTCAAAGTAGTTGAGTGGGAACAAGAGACAGGTGCCACTGATGGTGTCCATTTGTTTTACAACCTTAAGTGGTTCGAGAAACTTACAGACATGGAGAGGATTGGCTTCTTGGCACACGAGGTTCTTCACGTTGTGTTTCTACATATTACACGTAGGAACGAACGTGATGCTACCAAGTGGAATGTAGCCTGTGATTATGCAATCAACAACTATTTGGTTGCAGAAGGATTTATATTACCGAAGGGCGGGCTTGTGGATCCGCAGTACAATGACATGACTGCGGAGGCTATCTACAGCGAGCTACCTGAACAAGATAGCAAGCTGCTAGACCCTGGTAAATGTGGTGGAGTTATGGACCACCCTGGCACCGATGGCACTAGTGGTAAAACTAGTGCTATCGAGGCTGGCCTGACTGTAGCAATACATCAGGCTGCCGAAGCTGCCAAAGCTCAAGGTAAATTGTCTGGCAGTATGGAGTCTGTTATATCAGACATAACTGACCCTAAAGTCGACTGGAAGGCTGTGTTGGCGCGTTTCTTGCGTGCCAACAATAAGTCTGACTTCACTTGGGTTAGACCAAACAGACGATTTATTGCCCGTGGTATGTATCTACCTTCGCTACATAATCCTTGTCTAGAGGAGATTGTAGTTGCAGTCGACACATCAGGTTCGATCAGCGATGATGAGCTCACGCAGTTTACAACCGAAACGTCGTACATATTGCACGAACTGGCACCTGAGCGTGTACAGTTTTTGCAGTGCGATTTTGAAGTACAAAATGCTACTGAGTACACACGCGAATCGTTGCCACTAAAAGTAACGTACGAAGGCAGAGGCGGTACTAGCTTCTCACCTGTTATTGACTATGTCAATGAGAACTACCCTAACGCAGCTGCTCTAGTATATTTAACTGACCTGGAATCAGATGACTTTGGCGACAAGCCACACTATCCTGTGCTTTGGGTTACAACTAACAAGACCAACGCCCCGTTCGGCGAGGTCATACAAATGCAATGACAAGGAGGTTATTATGGCATCTGTAAGAATGACAATCGAGCTGAGAGATCGGCTCATAAACGCGTATCGTAAGCAATGTCAAAGTGCTTACAATACAAAATTCGATGTAGAATCCACAATCAATGAGGTTGTGGACTCTATACAACAACAAGCTAACACAACCAATTTTGCAAAGCTTGTAGAAACTGCAGAACAATTTGCAGAGCTTATGGCTCAACATTCTAATAGGTACAGGAGTTTATATACTAAAGAGTACAACAGAATGTATGGCTCTATAAATGCTATTAACCAATCAGGTCCCGACTATGGTGACGGTGACAATGAAAACGTGTGTCCTATTAAAAAGCCATCTCAGCTTTATGTAGTGTGTAATCCTAGTCGACCACAGTCAGAGAACTTAACAACAGTGTCTCACTGGCATTGTGGTTTTCATGACAAATGGGACGGCAAGTATGTAGAGGCATCTGACAGCTTTGTAGAAGGCGACATGTTGTTTGTGCATGACTTCGGTCAAGACGCACCTTTCTTACCATTTATTACTAATGGCAACGAAGATAATTACAGAGCAAAAGAGGATTATGCACCGACATGTAACCTCGCTCTTGTTGTTACTGACGTTACTATGTGTGATAAACTACAAGCTATACCTATGGCAAAGCAGAAAGTAAGCGACATGGTTAAGAAGTTCGAAGACTTCGTAGAACCTATAACAACGTTAAAGAAATTCCTAGATGAGTTTCCTGGCGGTAGGTCTCTAGTACCGGAAGACAAGCTTCAAGAAATGGCTGCGCCAGCTGCTAAACGCAAAATAGAGTCTAAAGTAAAAGCAAAAGACTTGTTGACACCTGACTTAAAACAGGAGTTTAATGAGGTTATGTTAGAATCATCTTTATTAGGGGGTAATAATGACTAATCCATCAATACTGCCATATCCGGAGTTCGTCTATGAAGAACGCCAGGATTTCGAATACAACTTTTGGAAGTGGAAAGATATGGCAGATAATGAAGCTAGACAAGAAAACAGACCATATTACACTGACGAAAAAGCTAAAGCTATATTCCAACAGCAGTACGGTCACTACAGCAAAGGAGTAGCATTATGAGTGCTATTAAAAACTACATGTGGGACGTCGGCGAATACGCCGCGACCCACGGTATCTCAGCAGCTATGAGTAAGTATTTCGAATCAGAAGAAGGCGTACAAATGTGTATAATGTTCGTTCATGCTTACCACGGTAACTGGCAACAATTTATGGCAGAAGATAACTGGCAGGAACCTTCTGTTCACTGACATGCCAAGGAGTGGCATTAGTATAGCCCAAGATTCGGTGTCCCGGCTTGGGCTATGCGTTTTTTCTTATGATACGTATACCCAACACTCAATAGTACCAGTACCGCCACCACCAGGTCCGACTTGTACAAGAATGTCAATAGTATCGTCAGCTGAATATGCTCTTGGTGCTACGTTAGCATCTTTCTCATCAGTACCACCAGTTTGGCCAACAGTAGAACCATCGATGTAGTAATCAGCGTCTGAGCCGTCACCTACGTCAAGAACTAATGCTGTACCTGAATCTAAGTCGTCAGTTTTGATGATTACATCATGCACAGTTTCACCAGAGAATACGTCAACAATTTGAATAACATCGTTTAATTCTAATGCAGTACTAGCTTCAAACTGAGCGTATCTTACGCCAACAGCTCCGCTTGGGAACGGCTTGAATGACTGATTACCATTAACCATGTCTGATTTATATGTTGCCATATTAATTCTCCATTTGTGTTATTACCCATTATTAGGTAATATCTATAGTCATAAAGACAGAAATAGATTTTGTCAAGTTTAATTAAGGAGTAATTAAATGCCACCATCACATGTATATGTAAAACGTAATCCAATCCACCCATATACATACAATGACCCAGCAGACTTACCCTTTATTCAATGGAAATTTGTCAAAATATCTGTTGCTTACAATATGTACACCAGTAAGCAAATAGGTTGGGAACATGCAAAGCGTTCAGAATACGAAGAATGGTGTACAAAAATGAAACAGTTCAAGGAGGAACTATGAATAAACCACAACACTGGGTAAAAATATATGAGGCCAATAATGGCCACCACGAAATGTTAGATAATCTACAAGATGTCTTACATGACATGAATATAGATTGCTATAACGATATGGACTTAGCAAAACAAAATCACTGCGACTTGTTTGTAGTTTTGGAGAAAAGAGATGAAGAAAGAGTTAAATAATATAGCAATGATGTTAGAGAGCTTAAATGCTGATTTACTAATGTTATGGAATTGGATAAGAGGCAAAAAATGAAAAAATTATATTTAGATTTCGAAACATATTACGACACACATTTTACGTTAACTAAAATGTCTACAGCACAATATATAAATCACAAAGATTTTAAGGTTTGGGGTGTAGGACTGAAAGTAGACGATGGAGATACCGAATGGTATAGCGCAGACGAGGTAGATGATATCTTAGCTGCAATTGATTGGGGTGATACCGCTTTGGTTTGCCACAACACTCTGTTTGACGCCTTCATTCTTACTAGGCACTACGGGTATAATCCTGCGTATTATTATGATACTGCTGCTATGAGCAGAGGTTTATATCCTAACGTGTCGGCTAGGCTGAAAGAATGTGTTATCCGTGAGTTCCCAAAGGATACAACAATGCGAAAGGGAGAAGAACTCGTGAATGCCAAAGGTATACGCGACCTTGACCCAGAGCTTGACGAACAAATAGGTTCGTACTGTATTCAAGACGTGGATCTAACGTATGCACTCTTTCAGTCCTACGTGTCTAAGTTTCCAGAGTCAGAGCTTGACCTGATTGACTTAACTACACGTATGTTCGTTGAGCCAAAACTTTTATTGGACCAGCCAATGCTGTTGCAATACAAAGAAGATATGGCAGAACGTGCAAAGCTTGCTATAGATGCCTCAGGTGTAACACGAGAAACTCTTGCCTCACAACAAAAGTTTTGTGCGCACCTGGAGCAGCTGGGCATAACAATACCGACAAAGAAAAGTCCAACAACAGGTAAACAAATACCTGCTTTTGGAAAAAACGACTCTGCATATTTGCAAATGTGCAACATGTATCCAGAACATCGTGCATTGTGGGACGCTCGTGAAGTAGTCAAATCACGTATTGATGAAACTAGAGCGCAACGCTTTATTGATTCGTGCAACCCTGACGGCACCTTCGGTGTGCCGCTCAGGTATTATGCTGCACACACAGGTAGATTTGGTGGCTCTGACAAAATTAACCTACAAAACCTCCCTCGGGGTTCTAAATTACGTACGGCAATCAAAGCTCCTCAAGGACAACAACTGTTTATTGCTGACTTATCCAACATCGAAGCACGCATGCTCGCATGGCTAGCAAAAGAGTCATCACTAATTGACGCCTTTGTAGAAGGTCGTGATGTGTATTGTGAATTTGCTTCACAGGTGTACGGTCGACCAATAACAAAAGACGACAAATTAGAAAGATATGTAGGTAAAACTGCGGTACTCGGTCTAGGCTATGGAATGGGACACGCAAAGTTCCAGGACACGCTAAAAACAGGTTCACCATCAGTTGACGTTACGGACAACACTGCTGCCGCAATTGTCCAACAGTATCGTGCAATGTACAACAACATACCAATGCTTTGGGCTCGTATGAAAGACTTATTATTTAATATGATTTCACCAAGAGACCACGGTATTACCTATGGCCCGCTAGAAGTCGGTCGAAACAAGCTAATCTTGCCAAATGGTATGGCACTTTCGTACCCTGACTTGCGATACGCAGGTGGTGAATTTATATACAGCACCCAAAAAGGTATCGTGCGTACCTATGGGCCACGTTTAGCAGAAAATGTAATCCAAGCATTAGCTCGTGTGGTTATCACTGACCAGATGTTAGAGATACATGCACTACCAGAAGTTGATGTTGTATTACAAGTTCATGATGAAATCATCGCATTAGGTTCACAACTTAATTCAGATGTTACAATGGATAAGATACTAAACATTATGAAAACTCCACCGAGCTGGTGTAAAGACTTACCACTCGATGCAGAGGGAGGCGTAAGCCAAGTATATGACAAATAAAAAATCAAATCTTATCTTAACGAGAAAAGTCGGTGACCGTGTCAAAGTGTACACCCCAAAGGGTGACATGTGCACGATAACAGTCACCAACATTTCTCAACGCGCATGCAAACTCGCGTTCGAAGCAGATCAGAACGTCCGCATCGATAGAGAAGAGATTTATAATGAGAAGGAGAAAAAATGAAAATTGTATTTTTACAAGCTAAAAAACCGCTTGTTAAAGAAATAACAAAGGATGGTACTAAACCCTATCCTCTTGTTAAAAACTTTACATCTACAGAAGAAGACATAAGTATAGACAAAAAAGGTCTAAACAAAATGTTTCGTACATTATGCACAGCTGCAGAGCAAGGTGCGTGTCTGCACAAAGGTCCACTAAAACGTCCACTTAAAGATGAACCCCGGGCTTTTATGTCCGATCGAACAGCTCCTACAGAGTTGCTTGTTTTAGATATTGATGGACTACGTGCAACCCCAGGAGATGACTTACAAGCTATGGCCGACCGTATCGTGCTTAAGTTACCTGAGATATTCCACGACTGTTCATACATAGTACAAGCCAGTGCATCTCTAGGCATAAAGAAAGATACAATCTCATTACACTTATTTTTTCTTATGGATATGCCTGTGCATCCTAAAACGCTCAAGGACTTTCTTCGTAGTCTTAATTACGAAACAGAGTTCCTTGCAGAACAAATTACTTTATCGGCCAACGGCCAAAGTCTTTCGTGTGTGTTAGACCCATCTGTCGCAGATAATAGTAAGTTAATTTACATAGCACCTCCTAAATTTAGTGGTGTTAAAGACCCTTATCCTAATGGTAGGTTCATCAAGGTTGACCGTGGTTCAGCTGTTCTTAATGTCTCCTCATCTTTAATCGGTGTTAATCCTGAAAAGGTACACACCTTAGGTTTGCAGATTAAAGATAATCTTAGGAAGAAAAATAATCTTCCTAAAAGAACTGGCAAATTATCCACGGTCAACGTTGCTGGTGAGTCGCACGAAGTGCTACAAAACCCAGACAAAATGACCATAGAAGTTACACGTGTTTCAGAGCCCTACGTAAATTGTAATGTGAACGGAGGCGACAGTGGAGGTTATTACTTTTTATTAACCAACCCACATTACATGTACAACTTCAAAGGAGAACCTATCTGGGAAATAGAAAAAGCTGATGCTGACTTTTACAGAAGTATCTTTGATATCTTCGCAGACAAGATAGATGCAGATACAAAACAAAAACCAATTGTTTTACGTGATTTTTACACAGACACATTTTATAACGGAGTATATGATGAAACAAAACAACAATTTACAGAAAATTACCCACTCACGCCCACCAATAAGAACAGTCTTGACGACTTTCTTAAAAGTCATGGTCGTGCTGCCTTGGATTACGTTCCAGATGCTCGTGTCGTATTTGATCCAAGCAATAGTGAAGGTATTAACCTTGACACTGTTCCGTACAGCGTAAACTTATTTAGAAAAACTAAGTACATGCTAAAGCCACAAGAAAATGTAAAAGAACTCTCGTACGGTGACGCCATTGAGATCCAAAATATTGCACCTAATTTCTATAAATTAGTCATGCACATACTCGGTGACGGTCAACCTGAGTTCGAACACTTTATCAACTGGCTCGCGTACATATATCAAAACAAACGCAAAGCTATGACCGCGTGGATATTCACGGGCATACCGGGCACTGGTAAAGGCTTGTTCGTACACAAGATTCTAAAGCCGTTGTTTGGTGAACAACAAACACCAATGCGTTCGTTAGAAAATATAGAAGAACAGTTCAACTTGTACATGCGTACTGCAATGTTCCTAGTTGTAGATGAGTTTCGTATGGCTGACTCTGGCTCAGTAGGTCGTATGGCTGATAAGCTAAAACACCAGATTACAGAACCAACTCTAACAATCAGAGCCATGCGTACCAACCAGATCGAGCTGCCATCTTACACGAACTTTATCTTTCTAACTAACAGAGCAGATGCAGTCAAAATAGAGGACAGCGACAGAAGATACAACGTGGCACCACGACAAGAAACAAAACTAGAAGTGGCTCACAAGGACTTGCTGGCCCAGTTAGACTTGTTGGAACAAGAACTATATATCGTGTCAGGCATACTGCAGCGCTTTCAGGTAGATGCACGTATGGCTCACACTGCGTTAGAGAATGATGCAAAGAAAGAAATGAAAGAAATATCTATGTCCGTACTAGAAGAATTTGCAAGTGCAATACGCACACGCAACTTAGAATATTTTACAGAAGTCTTAGACATACCTCTTACAAACACTTTCGATGCTGGTGGTATTACAACTGCACAAAGATATGTTAAAGAATGGTTAGCTAAAGCCAACAATCAACAAGTTATACCTTTAGCTCACTTTAAAGTTGTACATGATGCTATGACTGACAGCCGCAACACCATCTCACAACGTGAGTTTGCTAAGCGTATGTCACGTTTAAATATCAAAACAGCACGTAAACGTGTTAGTAAAAACCGTACAGCTGGCATACCTCGTGGGGTTGTATTAACATGGAAAATAGATAATAATGTTCGAAAGGATTTAATCGAAGAACACTTCGAAGAAAGGGACTTAGGACTAATAGATGAAAAATCTAACACAATCCAAGCGTCCTGACCTAATCTCAACGGTTGAGGTCAAGGAGGACATAGAGTTAGGCTACATACCAGCCTGGTCATATTCTACCCTAAAAACTTTTGAATCCTGTGCTTACCGCTCCTACATAGCTAAAGTAAAAAAAGTGCAAGAAGACTTCGGACCTGCAGCGGCACGTGGTACTGAAATACACAAACAAGCTGAAGATTATGTAGCAGGTAAGCTAGGTGAACTACCCGACACTCTTAAGAAATTTACATCTCAATTTAAAACTCTCCGAGAATTATTTGTAGACGCAAAAGTAGAACTTGAGGGTGATTGGGGTTTCACTCAAGGTTGGGAGCCGTGTGGCTGGTTAGCTCCTGACGTGTGGGGACGCATCAAGCTAGATGCATTCGTACACGAAACAGAAACATCAGCAAGAGTTATTGATTACAAAACAGGTAAAGCCTACGGCAATGAGATCGCTCATAGTCAACAAGCACTTGTTTACGCAATCGGTAGTTTCTTCAGATATCCAGACTTACAAATTGCTAAAGCCGAGATATGGTATCTCGACCATGGCACTATGTTAGAACAAGTGTACACACGGGATGAGGCTATGGTCTTTATGCCCAAGTTACACGACCGAGCAGTAGCTATGACTACTGCAACAGAATTTCCGCCAAACCCTAGCAGCTACAACTGCAAATGGTGCTCGTACAGTAAGGGTGAATACCCTATTTGCGAGTGGGCAGAAACCTGATATAATAATATTAACGACTAACGATTAACGATTAAGGAGTAACGATGAACGATATACCTGTGGCTTATGACCACCAAAAAAAGACTACTGATTTCATAGTAGCAAATCCAAAATGTATGATTACCTCAGACCCAGGCACTGGCAAAACACGTGCAGTCTTAGACGCACATGTTATACTTGAGGGCAAGACATTAGTTTTAGCGCCACTTTCAATACTGGAAGCAGCGTGGGGTGAAGACATTAAAAAGTTTCAACCCGATATAAAATATGGAGTAGCTTATGCTAGAAATAGGGAAAAAGTATTTAAACAAGATGACCTTGATATGGTCATCACTAACTTCGAAGCTGTTAATTTCTTACGGAAAAATTCAAGCTATTGTAAGCAATTTGATACAATCGTTATTGACGAATTTACCGCTTTTAAAAATCGCACAGCCAAACGTAGTAAAAATCTCAAAGATATTATCCAACATTTTACTAATAGGATTGCCATGTCTGGTACTCCTAATAGTAATACTATTTTAGATATTTGGCACCCAGCATACCTAGTCGACGACGGCGAACGACTAGGTGCTAGGTTCTTTCAATTCAGGTCCCAAGTTTGTACACCAAAGTTTAATGGCTTTGCTAATGAATGGGTAGACAAACCTGATGCCGAAGACGCAGTTGCAAACAGACTGCGCGATATAACCATACGTTACGCCCTGTCAGATTGTATAGACTTACCTGACAACGTAACACGTACGATTAACACTAACTTGTCCAAGCAAGTACAGCAAAAATATAATCTCCTTGCTAACGACTCTGTTCTCTATACAAAAACAGGGACCGTTAATGCTGTACATGCAGGTGCTCGTGTCAAAAAACTCCTGCAGCTAGTTACAGGTGCTATATACGACGAAGACAAGTTAGTGCAGTTCATCCATCAAGAACGTTATGACATAGTCATGACTCTTGTAGAACAACGTGCACATAGCCTGATAGCATTCAACTGGCGACACGAACGTAACGCACTAATGGAGCTAGCAGAAAAACAAGGTGTAACGTATGATGTTATTGATGGTACGGTCAAAGCTGAGAAGAGAAAAGACATAGTCACACGTTTTCAAGCTGGTCAAATACAAATGCTGTTGTGTCATCCACAGTCAGCAGGTCATGGTTTGACACTAACCAAAGCTAACACAGTTATATGGTGTTCTCCTACGTACAATGCAGAACACTTTCAACAATTTAATCAACGTATACATAGGTCAGGTCAGACACAAAAAACCGAGACCATACTTATACAAGCACGAAACACTTGGGAGCCCGAAGTGTACAAAAAACTTAATACTAAGTTAGGGCGAATGGAAAATCTATTGCACATATTACAGGAGGTAGGACATGGCAAAGAAACTAAATGACTTATTAGCCGAGTACGGCAAAGTGCGTGAGGGTATTACAGACCTGCTAGCACAAGAAAAAGAATACAATGCGCAAAAGCGTGAGCTAGAAGCGCAGATAGCCATTAGAATGCAAGACGAAGGTCTTGAAAAAATATCTAATGGTGGACTAACACTCTCCCTTAAAAAGGAGATTGTCCCTACTGTAGATAGCTGGGATGACTTGCAAGAGTATGTAGCAAAAACTGGAAGGTTTGAGCTACTACAAAAGCGTATGTCAGCTACTGCTTATAGGGAAGCTATCAGTCTTGGGGAAGATATCCCTGGGGTTAAAAGCACGGAGTTGACCAAAATTAACTTTAGGTCAACGTAATATTAACGACTAACGAATGACGAAAGGAGGAATAACGATGTCAAACGATATTAGCGTAGTAACGAGTACAGTCCCGGCTCATGTAAAAGCGGGATCTAAACTGGGTAACGAGAATGTTTCACAAGAACATATCTCAGTACCGAGGGTAAAACTTCTACAGAAGATGAATAACGAAGTAGATAAAAACCACAGTGAGTATATTGAGGGAGCCCAAGAAGGTGACTTCATTAATACTGTAACTGGTGAAAACTACGGCTCATCTATGTATGTAGTTAACGTGCACTTCAAAGAAGAGTACATAGTGTGGAGAAAGAGAACCGAAGGCGGAGGTCTTGTAGCCAACTTTACTACAAGAAAAGAAGCTGAGGATTATCTAGAAGATAACGGGCTCAAGTTAGAAGAGCACGATATTACTCAGACTCAAATCCACACTTTACTTAGGTTGAACGAGGAGGATGCAGAAATTTCTGACATACCATTCTTGTTTGACTGTGCTTCATCCAAGCTTAAAGTATCTAGAGAGTGGAATACAAAGATAATGAAACAAGGCGGAGATAGATTCTCTTACTTGTGGAAAATGTCTTCTGTACCACAAAGTAATACTAAAGGCTCTTGGGTTAACATTGACATCACTGGTGTCGATTGGTTGAAAGACGAAATTTATCAACAAGTCAGATCTTTCTACGAAGCCTCAATAGCTAAGTAGCTTACGTGCGTTCGGCTTGCGACAGTTTGTGTCGCAGGCCCGAACGTGTTACTCTCCTTATGTGAAAGAAAAGGAGTTCATCAACAAGGTGCATAAGCATCTTCCCAAAACCATCTACCGATGGAAAATCAACGACCCTTACCACGGCGGTGTTCCCGACACCTACTATTCAGGACCAAACAACCATTGCTGGATTGAATACAAATACACAGAAAAACTTCCTAGCCGTGATAATTCCAAAATAAAATTTAACTTATCAGAACAACAACGCATTTGGCTCAAACGTCAAAAAGAATTTAATATTTCTGTCTACGCCGTGCTTGCCTGCAAAGACCAAGTTTTTATAACAGAAGACTTCGATTTAAAATTTATTATCTTAAAACAATTCCAAAAAGAATCTATACCCTTTACAATGTTTATAAAAAGATTAACACATTTTTGTTTAGGAGAAACAAATGACTGATTATGTAAACTCACCTCCGCATTACAACACAGGAAACGTGGAATGTATTGTGGCAATTGAAGAAAGTATGACCCCTGAAGCCTTCAAGGGTTATCTTAAAGGTAACATTCAAAAATATATGTGGCGTTACGAAGCCAAAAAAGGACTACAAGATGTTTTAAAAGCCGAATGGTACCTAAAAAGACTGATTAAAACACTCGAAAAAGAAGAAAACGCACAGAACGCACGCACAAGCCCGCCAGACGATTTTATATAGTTTTGGACCTAAGGCCTTGGGTACCTTAACAAAATGCGTTAGACGCGATTCTGTGAGGTCATTTTTTTCCAGATTTGCTATTTCTAGCAAAAGAACGGTTTTTTGATTGTTTAACCACTTTTAAGTTAGATTTTTTATGGTTCATTGGATTTCCGTCTTTATGATGTACGTCTTTACCATCTCCTTTTGTAACTTTACCCAATCTTTCCATCAAACGTCTTACTCTATTTCTTTGTGCACGGCGTTTTTTTTGCTCAGGTTTGCCTTGGTAGTTTGCATATTCTTTCTTATAGTTCCTTGTCATCTATATAGTATACACCGTCAAAGGCTCTTTCTTTCCTTTTACTTCTATAGTGTCGTGTAACCAGGCTTGATTTACTTTCATGGCTGTACGTTCTCCAATCAATATATCTACTCTCGCTTCTTTCGTTGCGCTTTCTAATCTTGCAGCCGTATTTACCGCATCTCCTATTGCTGAATAATCAAACCTTGTGTCACTACCCATATTACCAACTACAGCTTCACCGGTATTTACACCTATGCCTATAGCAATCGGTTCAGGCAATTCTTTTTGCAGCATGCGCATAGCCGTACGCATATCTTGGGCACAGGCGACGGCACGTTTTTCATGTCCATCTATTTCAAGGGGAGCATTAAAGATGGCCATACATGCGTCGCCTATGAACTTGTCAACCATACCGCCGTGGGCTTGTATGCATTTAACTTGTTCAGTCAACACTCTATTCATTATATCAGTGACTTGTTCTGGTGGTAGTTTCTCTGATAGGTTTGTAAACCCCCGAACATCTGTGAATAAAAATGTGCAAATTTTTTTCTCGCCACCTAGTTTTAATAAATCGGGATTGTCTTGTAGCTGTTTCACTTGCCTTGGGTCTAAATAGTGTTCGAACTGTTTCTTAATTTGCTGTCTTAGTTTGTATTGCTCACCAAAACGTAACCAGAACTCCTGGACTGATATAAGTGTCATTGATAATGCACTATAACTAAAGTCTATAAGTATATTGTTACGTGCAAGGATCACAGCAGCTGCAGCTTGCATGCAGTATAAAAGCCCGACCCCCAGCATAGAAGCTGTAACAGGTGAGAATCGTATTATAACTATTGTTAATGATAAAACACCCACTAATATAAGTAATTGATATAGTGATGATGCACCTGGAATCTGCGGTACATCTACAGTCATGCTTTCTGCCAGGGCCGCTTGTACGTGGTGTGGGTATTTAAGACCTACAGGTGTAGCTATTTGCGGCATCACCCCCTTTGCTGTTACTCCTACTAATACAAACTTACCAGCAACATTTTTTTCTGCAAGCGTTGTAGTCGGTGTATCTATCCACGACACCCAACGTCTGCCTAGATTATCTACAGGTATCTCTCCATACCCAGGTACACTAAGCTCTGTTATTTGTCCTTGGTCGGTCCTAATTATATAGGTGTCTGCACCCCCGATTATTTTTATAATCTCTATAGCAAAAGACGGAGTCCAACCACCTTCTGTTTGTACTAACAAAGGCAACCTACGTACTAAATTGTCTACGTCAGTTCGTGCAACTGCAATCCCCTGGTATGCAGACTCTGCTAGCACAGGCACGTTGCCTAACACACCTTCGCTTTTATATGCTTCTACGGGTATGCCATCCCCTAATATAACTGTACCTGTAGTAGGTGGGTAGTTACCGTTGGGGTTTTCAAACATAGCTAACACAGAAGGAGCATATCCAAGGGTAGTGGCAAACACTTTATCTCCACCCATGCGATCGGCTTGTGGAAAAGCTATGACCCAACCAACACCTATAGCACCTTCATTTATTAAATCTACTTGTATTTGTGCAAGTGTCCTCCTAGGAAATGGCCAACCACCTTCTTTTTCAATATCTTCTTCTGTTATATCTAGTGTTACAAACCAACCAGATTCTTCTGGTGTTTGCACGAGTGCATCAAACGTTTTTAATTTTAGTATCTCTACTGCTTGCCAGTTAAATAGTAGTGGTATAGCTAGTATTGGTATTGCTAATAATGAAATCCATTGCTTCACTAGATAATTCCGTATATATCAGTAGCCTCTCTATACACTAGATATCCTAAGTCTTTTAATAAAGCTTCACAATAAAGATTATCAATATGTGAGTGTTCTATTTTTACAAGAGTAGGTTTTATTTTCCAAGAATATGATTTAATAATATTTAACTCATGACCTTCAGTGTCAATCTTTAAATAATCAATACTTGTAATGTTATGTTTGTCTATTAAAGTGTCTAAAGTAATGCAAGGTTTTTTTACAATACTTTCTATATGTTGTTTATTAATCCCATCAGCAATATCAAACATACGTTCGCCTTGATGGTTTGTGTCAACTACAGATGAGATGCCACGTGCCCAGTCCGAACGAGGTTTAACACAAGCAAAATCTATTTCACCATTATAATCACTAATGACTACATTTTCTAAGATTACATTTTGACTATGAGGCATAGCCATAGCTTCTTCTTGTAAGTTCTTAAAAAACCTGTCAGCAGGCTCTACTAGTATGCCACTCCAGTTGCCTGTGCGTATTAATTCTAAATTTGTGTTAAAGTCACACGATCCTATTTCAATAAAAGTTTTCATTTTCTACTCCTTAGTTCTGTTGTAGAGAAAGAATGTTTACGACTTGTATAATAAACTTCATGTATGCCCTTGCCTGTAAAATGCCTATCAGTGTAATCTTCCCCTATAAACCTTATATCTATATGTATACTATTTAGTAAGTCTAACAGACTTTTCTCTGTATCATAAGGTATTACTTCATCTATATACTTAACTGCTTTAAGTTGTACATAGCGTTCGTATATAGATTGAACAGGTTTGTTTTTTTCTTGTCTGTCTATGGATGGGTCTGTCTGCAACCCGACTATTAGATACTTGCAGTTAGCTTTAGCTTCTTTAAACATAACTACATGACCCGCATGTAATAAATCAAAAGCTCCGCATGTAAATCCGATCATCCTGACCCCTGTGTAATAGTAATAGTAGAGTTGCCCCCACCATTTACTACAATTTGTTGGTACTTACCATCCTGTATTAATATAACAGTGTACCCTTGCGAAGCATCTACAGTCAACTGAGCATTTTGTATAACTTTTCTTTGGAAAGCAATTTGCTCGCCCTGGAGTATTGTAATTATTTGTGTCTCTAAGTCTTGTCCTATATCTGTACCTTGTACAAGTGCGCCTGTGGATAAGTTGTCTGCACTTAACTGGTCTACTTCTTCTATGATTGCTAGTAGGTCTTCAAAGAAGTTTACATCTAAAAAATTTATATCTAATTCTGTGAACTCTAAGGCATCTTCAGCTAGGTAGTCTTGTTGTAGTTCGTTAAACTCTAGGTAATCTATATCTAATATAGCACCACTATCTGCTACGGACGCTGTGGATTGTTCTGTGGATAAGTTTTTTTCATCCGGAGGAGCGACAATTAACATGTTGTCTATGATGTCTAGTGTTAGATCTAATATGACAGGACTGCTAGGAGAGTTCTCCCATAAATCTACAGTTGTTGCTTCGTATGGTTTGTTAAGCGTAACAGCACCAGCTGCAGTTGTGACAAGTATCTCACCACTAGATAAACCATTAGCATCAGGTAATAGAATAATAAGCGAACGTCCAAGTTCATCCACAGTACACGTAAAGTCGGTTCCACGAATAGCAATGTCAGCCGTAGGTGTAGATAGTCTAATATTTTTTTTATCAATTTTGCCTAGTTTGCTACTAATAAATCTAGTCGTACCATTAGCGAACTTCATTGCCATCTTACCTTTAGATGGGTCTGGGTCGTAAATATATTCAGTAATGACGAGCTTTGAGTGCTCGGTTAATTTAACAATGGAATCATCTAAAAAGGTAATAGCTATCCTACCAACAGTCGTACGAACATCGTCCATCTGTTGGATAGAAAAGTCGAGCTCAGCCCCGTAAGGCTGATCCCTTATAACTTCAGCAGTGCCTGTAAGCTCTGATATATCTCCAATACTAGCAGCTGGTGCTTGTGCCGCCGTCATTTTGAATGACGCACACAGTACCACTACCACCAGTAGAAATAATCTTAAGCCAATCGGCTGCCAACGTAGATGATTGTGTAATGTTGTAAGTTCTGCCATTGCCTGTCTGATCTAGGTAAAAGTATCCACCTTGTTCACCACTACCACTAAAGTTCACAGTGTTAGAGTCACCATCTATGTCTACATATGATGTACCTAAGTCATAGTTTATATAAAAGTCGAGTGTGTTAGAGTCGCCTTGTATAACCCAGTCTAGGTCAAGTGTAGAAGCAAGAGCAGTTGTACCTATGTCCAGAGTAAAGTCATTACTTGAACCTGTTACATCTACATTGAAGTCACCGTTGTCTGCACCATAAGTGCCAGTCGGGTCTACTTGTATTGTGAAGTCGTTGCTGCTTCCGTCAAACTCAAAGAAACCTGTAATGCCATCACCTAAGATGTCACCAAGAAATTTATTTGAGCTACCTATTTGGTTTATATCTAAAGTTAGATTCAAACCGTCAAGGTCAAGAGGAGTCATGTTACCAGTAGCAGCATTTAGGCCACCAATAATATTAGACGAGCCTAGTTGTTCAACGTTTATGTTAGCGTTGTTACCAGACTGATCTATGTACACTTCATTATCTGCATACAAAAAACCAACCAACAATAAAGGTAAGAGTTTTTTCATTTGTAGCTCCAATATCCAGCTTGTTCGCCCTCCGTGATAATTCCTAGCACGGCGGTTTCTATAGCAGAGCGCAGAGCAAGACTTCCTGACTCATTCCTAACTACACCACTTTCTATCTCGACTAGCTCAGTGCCATCCTCGATAAAGCGAAACACGTCGTCTGTTAATGATACACTAAGAATGGTCTTAGTTACTAATTTCTCAATCAGCACTTGACCACTACTAACTGATATAAGACGAAGCTGGATCGTCAACGTATCAGTTCTGTAGGCCTTAGATATACCAACACCTAAATAACGAGCCCCAGCACCACCGCTAGTCTCGTTTGCTTCATAAGCAACAACAGAGCCTTCTAATAACAAACCAGCAAACAAAAGCGTGCCTAGTTCATTTGTGTCATTATTCTGCTCTCTGCCACTTCTTATGATTTGTCTTTCTTTAGTCAGGTTATCTAGACCTATACGTTCGACCACGGTAAAGAAACCATCGTTATTGCTACCTGCATCTTTTAAAGCTTTGATTAAGTATGCACTTGGCTGTTGGGTAACAGCTGTAGAGAAACTTGCATACATAGAGTTGCTAAGTCTTTGTCCTGTTTGATCTGTAAATGCACTTGCGTACACTGCGACTGTTGGTTTTCTGGTAGGCGTACGAACGTTTGCAAGCTCAGTAATAACTAGCTCGTCTATCGTAGCTTCTTCTATATGTCGTACCGGGGTTATATTATTTTCTATCGGGTCAAACAGTAATGACACACAACTAGAAAGTAAAGGAACCAATAGGTACGGTAATTTCCGTAACATTTCCATCTGGGTCTGTAATCTTCAACGTTATCATAGTGCCGTCTTCACTTACAGAATACTCAATAGTATTACCCATTAGCTCTAAGACACCTGATGTACTCGGTGTGTCTCCAAACAATGCGTCTACTAACTGTCTAGATAGCTGTGCATAGATTCTACTCTCTAGGTTACGTATGAACCTGGCAAGTGTAGTGTTTTCGGCGTCCCTTTTTAACTGTTCTTTATAGGCTTTCAGTTCAGCCTTGTTTGCTTCTTTTCTATTGTATTCTTGGTTCTCAATAGTTAGATAATGCGAAGATGTACCCACTCCACTAAAGGAAGGGTTCTTGAATTTGTGTACCATTTCATCTGCTAATATATTTTGTGTAAATACACCAGCAATTAAGAAGACTCCTATAGCAAACAACATTTTAAGAATAAGATCTTTTTCTTTTTGTTCCTTTCTTTGTTGTAGCTCAACTTTGCTTGGTCTACCGCGTTTGTTTTTAATCTTTTCTTTGGTCATCTCTATCCGCCTTTGCAATTTTACTGCTATCTATTAACTGTGGTACGCCTAAAATAGTTTTAATAAGGGTGTCTTGTCTTATGATTTCGTTATCTAAGCTACGCACTCTATCAATTAATGCTACTAAAATACCGTGTTGTGCGTCAAGTTTTGTTCCAAGTCGTTCTTCAATAGACGCTATCTGTGATTCTACTTTTTCATCAACATTGTCAAGTTTGGTTTCCATTCCATCTACAATACGCATGATTAGTTTGTATATAAACCACCCTAAACCAATTGCTGCTGCTATTGGAAACCCAACCTCTTGAATGACTTGAATTGCTGAATCCATCAGTCTTGTTTATTGGAGGCCCCGAAATAGAAAGAGATAACTGCAGACGCTAAACCACCTAAGTAGCCTAGCACTAGATTAATCAGGGCCTCACTGTTTTGCTCCGGTGGCTGTAGCGTTACGAGGAAGATGTAACCAAGAAAACCACCGACCATGGCTATACCTATAATTCTTGCAGTCCAGTCTTTACTAAAAATCTTTCGTGCATCTTGTTTCTCTTGTGTCTCTAGCTTGTACAAATCTACGTCAAGCTCTTTCATTTGTTTTTCAAAAGCTATCTCTGCTTTCTTTATCTCCATCAGCTGTTCTGGTGAAGCGGATGCGATTGCTTTTTCTAATGATGCTGGATTGTTTTCTACACCTAAAACTTTTGATATAACATCACCAGCCATGCCACCTAATGGGCCACCTAGTGCTGCACCTAATGTTGGAGCTACGCTCCCTACGATGTTAGTTAGTAACTTCTTCATATTTTCCAAGCTTTAACAGCTCCTCCTTGTTTGCTAAATGTTGTGCTTCTATGTCATCTTTGCTTTGCCCTGTGTAAGCAACAGCTAAATAATTATCTATAAGCGCTTGGTTTAGATCCACGCCATCTGCAACGATAACGCCTAGAACTCTACCAAACTTCCCTTTCTTGTCTAGTTTTGTTTGTATTACTAATTTGTCAGCATGTAATATATGCTGTGCTAAAAAATCAGAAGCTAGTTTACCTCTGGCTTTTTCATCTAAATCGTTTGTTCGTGACTCTGGCGTGTCGATCCCGTATAGTCTGACACGAGACTTATATACAATGTCAAAGCCCAGGTCTATTTCACAATCGACCGTGTCACCATCGACAATTCTAGTTACACCACACTTATACTCGTACATTATTTTCCTACAGCTTTTTGTGCCTTTTTGTGTGCAGCACTAAAAGTACTACCCTTCATCATAAGGTTCTTCATGTAGCTCATGTGTTTTGCACTATGGTGTTTAGAATGCCTTTTCATACTTGTCTCTTGTCTTTTAGTAAGAGACTTTTTAGCTGTTGGCTTCTTTCCGGTTGTTTTTCTTTTGTACGCCATAGCTTATATTATCACGTTCCATCCATTTCTGCATACCCATAGAGCTGCCAGGTGTAAAAACCATCTAGGTCTTCTGTTGTTGTACCTGCCTTAAACCATTCAATCATTTGGTTGGTAGTTACACTGCCTAATTCTATAAAACTTTCAGGTAGTTCTATTGCACTTTGTAGATAGTGATAATCTAAAGCACGTGTCTCTCGTGTAGTTATAGTTTGAGTATCATCAGCTTGATCTACTGCAGTTATATCTATCGTAACTTGCGACACTATAGGTGTATTATCAATACCATTTTTAAATACAGTTTCGCAACTGACAAACTCGTAGGTGTAGTTAAAATTATGTATAGCCATTATGGTAAAGGTCCTCCTGCTGGCCCTGATGGCGGTGGTGGTGGGCTAAATGGTGGTGGGCTAGATGGTGGTGGGCTAGATGATTGTGTTGTAACTGTGTAGGTATCTGAAACACCAGCAATGCTTAGGGTAGAGCTAACGCTAACTCCAGCAATAGAACTACTTGTTACTCTTAACGTGACTGTATCACCACTAGAAGCTGTAAAAGTACCCGCACTTGTATAACTACCTCCATTAAGACTATAACTACCTCCGGTCACTGTAGCAGTACCACCGCTAAAGCCAGAACCAGACAATGTAATAGTATTCGAGGTGTAGACAGTACTTGTAGGAGCGCCACTAACATCTGTAAAGGTGAACTGAGTAGGCTGGTTAAGTGCAAGTCTCTGGAAGGCATACTCTACACTAGTTAAATATCTAGTTCCCCCATCACCTTGAGCGTGTATATATAAATGAGTAGGAACTGTGTTAGCACTTCTTTTGATAAAGGTAACAGATATCTGAGCTATCGCTCTAATGTTTTGGAACCTAGCTATACCAGCCCAGTACTCTGCTCTATTAGAATGATATTGCAAACCGCCAATATCGGCCATCGGCAAAGTACCAGAGTTAGGATCATTACTATAAGCGTTACCTGTGCTGTTTAACTGGTAGCTACCAGAAGGACCGTAAGTGCCATCCCCACAAGCAATACTTAATGTTTTAACCTGGCCAGTGCCACCAAAGACTCTAACATAGCCCATGTATACACCAGGCTCTACTCCTATTTCTCCTACTTGTCGAAGTGTCATACTATTTTCTGGGAAACCTCCTATAGTCGAACCAGATACAACTTTGTTTATTGTGGGTAATACTAAGTCTGTAACATTAATACGGTCGGCATTAATCAAACCAGTCGTGATACGTGAACCGTCGATCGTGGTTGATCCACCCGCACCTAGGTCCGAGGACACTATAAGGTCTGCATCTAAAAACTGAGCATCAATAATACCTGTGGTTATATTACCGCCATGTATAGTCGTTGAACCGCTAGTAGATAAATCAGTAGACTGTATAACACCACCAAGTATACGTGCAGCATCCATAGTGCCCGATGTTATACGTTCAGCGCTCATTTCACCTGTGCTAATCTTGTCCGCAGATAGAGTACCTATCTGGGCATTTGATATAGCACCATTCTTAATAAAAGCAGTATCTATATACACACCAGCTGCGTTGCCGTTAGCGTCCGTGCTAGTAAGAACAGTAAAAGGTGTAACGTTACTACCGTGTGGGTTACGTATAGTTACCTGGTTTGCTTCAAATATTATGTTAGATGTAGAAGTATTGTTCTGTTCGTTACCAGAACTATCTACCATCAAGTACATACCAGCAACAGCACCATTAGCATTAACTGCTACACCATAGCCAGCCTGAGCAGACGTACCATTTGCTATAGCGTTTTGTAAAGATGTAACACTAGAAGAGTTGTTTCCCACACTAGTAGTTAGGCTAGATATAGAAGTAGCTTGTGATGATAAAGCACTACTGTTGTTATTGACTGTAGTTGTTAAGGTAGATAAAGCACTAGCAGTAGCTGCAACACCAGTCGAACTGTCGTTTACTGTATTTTCTAAGGCTACTATGTCACTAGAGTTTGCAGAAATAGCAGTACCCTGCTGCGTAACTGTGCTTGATAAATTTGACAAAGCAGTAGAAGTAGCTGCAACACCAGTCGAACTGTCGTTTACTGTATTTTCTAAGGCTATTATGTCATTAGCGTTTGCAGTTATATTAGTACCTTGAGTTGTAACTGTAGAAGATAAATTTGACAAAGCAGTAGAAGTAGCTGCAACACCAGTCGAACTGTCGTTTACTGTATTTTCTAAAGCTACTATGTCACTAGCGTTTGTAGAAATATCAGTACCTTGAGTTGTAACAGTAGATGACAAAGAGCTTAAGGCTGAGTTAAGAGCAGACACACCAGTCGAACTGTCGTTTACTGTATTTTCTAAGGCTATTATGTCACTAGCGTTTGCAGTTATATTAGTACCTTGAGTTGTAACAGTAGAAGATAAAGAACTAATTGCACTAGCGTTGGCTGCAACGCCAGTCGAGCTATCGTTTACTGTAGACTCTAAAGCTACTATATCATTAGCGTTTGCAGTTATATTAGTACCTTGTGTTGTAACTGTAGATGACAAAGAGCTTAAGGCTGAGTTAAGAGCCGACACGCCAGTCGAGCTATCGTTT